CCAAAGGGCAGCTTAAAATGGAAGCCAAATGGCAACTCTCACTTCCTACATCTCGGAAGTCCGGCGGCTCTTGCATGATGCCAATGGTGTCTTCTGGTCAGACGCTGAACTAACGGACGATATAAATAGCGCCCGTGAGAGAGTAGCGAGAGATACAGGCTGTTTACGCACACTTCAAATTTCTAGCACACCCATATCTAGTACGGGTGTACCTGCGACTGTCTGGACTGCTGGAGCAACTGTCGCTACAAACGACTTTGTATTCAGCAACATCTTCATCTATAAAGTAGTTACTGGTGGCGTACTGGGTACAACTGCGCCTCCCTACCCTGCCGCTAACTACACGTTTCCTCCCAGCACACCGTTCACAGATGGAACGGCAACCTTGCAATACTCCGGCCCTGCTGAGATTATTCCGTATGCAATTTTGAGTGCTGGAACAACGCTAGACATTCTGAACATCACGCTTTACTGGGGCAACAGTCGCATCCCCCTGCGCTACTTGCCCTGGTCAAACTTCAATGCCCAGTTGCGGTATTGGCAAAACTATGTTGGCAGACCTGTGTGTTTTTCAGTCTATGGACAATCTCAGATTTATATTGGGCCTGTGCCTGACCAGTCGTATGCCATAGAGATTGACAGCACCATTCTGCCAACGCCCCTTATCTCGACAGACCCGTCTGCGACAGACCCTATCAATGACCCCTACACATCCCCTGTAGCTTTCTATGCGGCCTACAAAGCCAAGTACAAAGAGCAGAGTTATGGTGAAGCGGAGATTTACAAGCAAGAATACCTGAAGCATGTGAATGCCGTGCTTAACAGCACCTTCACACGGCGCATCCCAGACCCTTACTCAACTCCGTACTAATCATGGCAGCAGCAGAGCAAAAAAAGTCCTATGCTGTCATCAAGAACTTCAAAGGCCTAAACACAAAGGCCAACCGAACGGCAATTGATGAAGAAGAATTCTCCTGGATAGAGAATGCCCAGCCTATCGGGTTTGGCAACATCAAGATTGTCCAGGCTCAGTCTGCCGTGCTTGACTCTGGCGCAAATGCAGTTGTGTTTGCCAACACCACAACAACTCTAGAGTCTGCCAACATCAATATCAGTGATTACGTTTTGTCTTTTGAGGACAACGGACGGGCTGAATACTTCAACCTGACCAACTCCACCAAAGGCAACGTGGCTGTGACAGGCACATTCTCCAGTGCCAATGTGTCTATTGCTCAGTTCAAGAACGAGCGCATCATTATTGGTGACCCAAGCAAAGGTCTGTCTAACTGGGATGGTACAAACTTAGTCTCTATGGGGTCTGTAGGTTCCATAGGCATTACAAACCCAGGTTCAGGCTACTTGGCTGCACCCTCCGTGGTTATCGGCCCTCCTAACGATACTGGTGGTATCCAGGCTACGGCAGAGGCAACCATCACCACAGGTGCAGGTGGCCTAACCAGCATCAACGTCACTGCTGGAGGAACTGCTTATGCCGCTGTGCCGGGTGTGACCATCACGGCTCCAGATGTACAGGGTGGTACACAAGCTCAAGCAGTTGCCACCATTTCTGGCGGTATCGTTGTTGCCGTCACCATAACTGAACCCGGTTCTGGATACTTAAATGTGCCCACAGTTGGCTTTTCATCTGGCGCAGCTACTGCCACAGCGGTACTAACCAAGGGTACGGTCAACTCCATCACCCTGACAAACGCTGGAACAGGCTACACCTCCCCGCCTACCATCACTTTGACAGGTGGTAGCGGTAGTGGAGCTACTGCCATTTGCCAGCTTGTCACGTTCAAGACTGGCACTTTGTCTGTGCTGGTGACCAACGGTGGTTCTGGATACGGAGCTAGCGGTTCTTTCTTTGTCACGGTCACAGGCACTGGTGGCACAGGGGCAAATGCCTCTGCCATTGTGAGTGGTGGTGCAGTCACGCAAGTGATTATGAATAACCCAGGTAGCGGTTACACGGCTGCTGGCACAGTCACTTTTGGTGGTTCTGGTTCTAACGCCGCAGGTACAGTCATCCTAAACAGCGATGAGATTTCCTCTGTAGCCACCTTCTCAGGCCGCACTTGGGTGGCGGCAGGTCGTACTGTCTACTACTCTGCTGCCGGAAGCTACAGTGACTTCACCTCTGTGTCTGCCGGAAACTTCCCAATAACAGACTCAACCCTACACGGCAACATCAAATCCCTGTTGTCTGCAAACAACTTCCTCTACATCTTTGGTGAAGACAGCATCAACGTCTTCTCTGACCTACGGGTTTCTACTACAGGCACAACCCTGTTTACAAATACCAACGTCAGTGCCAGCGTAGGCAGTAACTTGCGGTATGCGGTTTTCCCTTACTTTCGCAGTGTGCTGTTTATGAACAACTACGGGATATACGCCCTGGTAGGTTCTACTACCAGCAAGTTGTCTGACCAGTTAGACGGTATGTTCCCGTACATAGACTTCACCCTGCCTGTTACTGGCGGTCAGGTGCTGGTCAACAACATCCTGTGCGCTGCGTTTAACTTCTATCTCAAAGCCACTTACCCGTTTGCTACGGGTGGACGATTTATCCAGGCTGTGTTTTTTGAGAAGAAATGGTTTATTACCAGCCAGGGTGCGCTGACGTACACAACTTCTGCCCCTGTGGGTGGTGTCATCAACCTATACGGAGTTGTAGACAAGGCGTTGTACAAGCTCTATGCCAGCACAACAGCTAACGTGTCTAGCAAGATACAGACAGCTTTGTCGCCCATGAAAGACCCCATCCGTACCAAGCAAGCTCTGAAGTTTGGTATTGAAGCAACGCTCACACAGGCGGCAACATTCAACATCACAGTAGATAGCGAGAGTGGGTCTAGTCCCACATACACGCTGGATAACTCTGTGGTTTGGTTTAACAATTTGGGTACTACTATTACTTGGAAAAATAATTCCAACACCACTATTGGCTGGTTGACAAGTAACGGTTATGCTCTTTATAAATCAGATGCCCAGCAATACGGTAAGTATTTGGGTCTGACAATGACTTCTACAGACCCAGGGTTTGTAGTAAACACGTTTGAATTTGAACATGAACTACGAGTGAGGTTCTAAGATGGCTACTAATCCAATGCCCTATACCTTTGGTACAGCAACTTCTGCTATACCTTTGTCCCAGTTAGACACCAACTTTGCTACGCCTATCACGCTAGGCAATACTGCTGTTTATCTGAATAACACATATTCTAGTATTGGCAATTTGTCGCTTGCAAACGTGACTATCACAAGCGGCACTGTAGCTATCACAAACGTATCTGTGACTACTGCTAACGTGAGTGGCACTGCAAACATCTCTACGCTGGTAGTTGTAGGTAACGAGACTGTGGGTGGAAATACATCTGTTACTGGAAATGCAACTGTTGCTGGAAGCGTTGTATTGTCCGGTGGTACAGCTAATGGAGTTGCCTACCTAAACACAAGCAAGCAACTGACCACGGGTAGTGCGTTGGTGTTTGATTCTTCTGACCGATTGATTGTTGGAGCAGCGTCTGCGGTTATTGGTAATCGTGTAGAGGTTGTCGGCAATTCTAGTGGACAAGCTATTGGTATTCGCGGTAGAGCATCTGACGCACTAGGAGTTATTTCTTGGCACGCAAATGCCGCTTCTACTGAATACGCACGAATTCAATCTGACAATACTTCAGCATTGATATTTGGCACAGGCTCAAGTGGCACAGAGGGCTTTCGCTTAACCAGCACAAGCCTATACACCGCAAGCACAATCAATGTGGGTATTGGGACAAGTTTGCCAGTAGAAAAACTTCAATCAAATAAAGGTGTTGCGGCCTCAGGCGCAAATCAGTCGGTTGGCAGTTTAAATGCTTTTGTTGCTGATTATTCAAGTGGAAATTCAAGGTTATTTGCAAGTAGAAATGGTGTTGCAAGTAGCACGATGCAATTTTGGACAACAGATTCTGGTGGTGCAGCAAACCAAGCAATGACCCTTGACTCCAACGGTAACTTGCTGGTGGGGCCTACAAGCCTACTTCTAGGCGCTGGTAACATTAAAGAAACAGCGGTTAACGGTGTTAATGGCGCTGTGCTCACGCTTGGCTACAACGGTGCTCTAGGTGCATACTTATTGCAAAATGGCGTAAACACAACTCTCAATAACCAACAAAACGGCTACTTAGCATTCAATACAAACGCCACCGAACGCATGCGTATTGACTCTGCTGGCATTGTCACCATGTCAGCTTACGGTGCTGGCGCAGCCACATTTTCTGCCGCTGGCGTCATATCTTCTGTCTCAGACGAAACGTGGAAAACTAAAGATGGTGTTCCAACCGACCCAGATGCGATGCTTAAAAAGCTGGAGCCGGGATATTGGTACTACAACGATGAGAAAAAAGAAACCTTTGGCACTGACAGGCAGTTAGGGTTCTACGCTCAAAACGTCAATGCTGCTATTGGCCCAGAAGCAGCCCCAACTCCAGAAGAGGGTAAGCCGTGGGGCTACTATGACCGATCTGTTTTGGCGATAACGGTCATGTCATTGCAAAAAGCACTTGCAACTATTGAAACCCTCACCGCCCGTATAACCGCTTTAGAAGGAGCATAAACCATGTCAACAATCGTTTGGAATGTATCTGCGTTAAATTGTTTGCCTCAATCAGAGGGACAGACGGATGTGGTCATAGTTGCCCATTGGCAATGTAATGGCACTCAAGAGCAAGATGGGAAAACATACAACGGTAGTGTTTATTCAACCTGTTCATTTAACTACACTGGCGGGACTTTTGTGCCTTACAGCCAATTGACATTGAACGATGTGCTTGGCTGGATTTGGGCATCTGGTGTGGACAAGGATGCTACAGAGGCGGCTGTTAACCAGCAGATTGCACAAGCTATTAACCCACCTATTGTCACACCTCCGCTTCCCTGGAGTGCATGATGAGCGTTAACTCACCCTTCACTCCTACAGGCAACACTGTCACGTTCACAGGCGTGATAACTACGCCTCCTACGCCTGTGCAAGCCAACAGCTACTCGCTAGGCTCTAACCAGTACCGCATCCTTAATGCTGGTACGGTTACTGTCTTTCTGGGTGTTGGTAACACTGCTGCTGGTGCTACTGCAAATGCAACTGTAGTGACCAACAATGCGGCTGCTATCCCGTTGCTTGCGGGTACAGATGAAATCTTGTCGTTCTTACCCAACGCATATTTCACGGGTATCACAAGCTCTAGCTCTGCTGTTGTCTACATTACCCCCGGTAGCGGCTCGTAATGCTAAAAACAGTTAGTTCAATCACCAATGCCATAGGTGCTCTTAATTACAAGGGCACGTGGGATGCTGCTACCAACAGCCCGACTCTTGTGTCTAGTGTTGGTACGCAGGGTGATTACTATGTTGTTTCTGTAGCT